ATGAAATCACCTTCCGCCATGTGCGCTAAGGCTTTTTGAAAGCCGCGCAACCTAGTGATGCCCAGGTTAAAACAGATGTCGATCATTGCGTCTTTGCGCACGTCATCGAGGCGCTTAAACCAGGGGAATGCGCTAGTGAGCTCGCGCTCGCAGCGGATGATGTCGTTGCGCAACAAATATTCGATCTCGTCTTCGTTCAAGCCAAGACCACCGTCCTCATCAATGTTTCGCCCGCAACCTATCGTGATCTTGTCAGCAGAACATCGGTACGCGAACTCGCGCACGCCCTCATGGCGTTTGAGCATGTCAATCAGTGCATTCATTTTCGTAGTTTCATCAGTTTGTCTGCGCCTCGAATGCCGAAGCTCGCACTCACGGCCAGGAACAAAAGGTATTGATACCATTCCGGTAGACTGTTCAGCGCTTTGAACGCTAGCTCGACGCGCTCAATGATCGCAGTGTCATTAAAGGCAATGCTGTACCCAATCATGAAAATGGGCACGGCTAAGACCAGGGTCCAGAATTCGTCTTTCCACGAGTCTGAACTGGCATCTGCCATTTTGCTTTCCCACTCAGCGCCGTTGCGGATAACCTGCATCTTTGCTTCGTGTTTTGCTGCCTTCTGTTCGCCACGTTGGGTCATCCACGTTGACGCGACGTTCGCAATCGGCCCAATCAGATTTTGCAACATGACCTACCTCCCTAGTAATTCACCAGCCAGCTCAAAAATACAAACATCGTCAGCGGCAACAGCACTATGGTCGCCAGCACAACCAAACCTAGCTGCTTCATGTCCTGCCGGAACTTCTTCTTTGCAGCTGCGGCTTTTGCAAGCTCTGCTTGCTTCGACTTCCGAGCATCGGCCATCGCCTGCATGGCTTCCGTGTAAAGCGCTGAATTCCCACTCACGAGAAACAGGTCCTTGATCTCGCTCATTGTGTCTTGGATGTTTTTCTTGGCCAGCGCAGCCTTGACTGCGTCGGCCTCTGACAACTTCCCTTCGTTCTGCTTCCTCGCTAACTCTACTTCTGCCCCTCCGAGGGAGGTGAGGAACGAGCTAATACTGGAGATATCATTGCTAGTTTCGGCTACGCGCTTGATCGCGCTAGTTGCGGCGTTCACGCCCGCAATGATTGCTGCGATCTCGCCTACCATCGATCAGCCTATGAACTGTGGTAGCGCGACTGCCATAATTACCGTCACATAGACCCCCCAGATCATCTGTTCCAATCGATCAAATCGTTTATTGCCAGACTCTAAGCGCCGCTCAATGCCCTGGTAACGAATCCCACACTCTTTTTCGTGAGACTCGATTTTTGCTATTGCCTTCTCTGTCGGTGTCACTCTGTTTTCCTGAAATCTTTAATGATGGCCGGCGTCGGCTTATGGTTTTTCACTTCGATGCACAGTTCATTCTTCAGCGTTTCTTTTGCAATTTCGTGCAGTGCTACCGCGCGCTGCGCGTCCAATATCGCTATCTCTGCTTCTGCGTGCAGAGCAAAAAGTTGCTGCGCTTGCTCAGACAGGTCAGTCAGCTTGTATTCTTTCCCGTCCACTGTGATTGATTCGATTTCCATAATTACCCCTAGTCAATGTGGTCTAAGTCGTAGCCCATTTTTCTGAATGTATAATTCGTCAACGGCTGCGTGCTCTGGATCGTGTCGTCAATTCCCCACGACCCAGTCGTATCTTGCGTGGTTGTTTCGCCGCTCTCGATCCAATTTTTGACTGTGGTGCCCTTCTCAATCAGTTCGCTTTCGTAGCGCGCCACGCCTTGGGATTTCAGCCACGTGTAATACTCGATGGTTTGTGCTTTGTCGAAAGCGAACGCCTTGCTACCAGACGTGTCGGGGGCAGCTAGCCAGTAGCTGACCAGCAGAGTTCCATCAGTAAGGGTGCCGAACACCATAGCGATCAGCACGCCATCCTTTACCGACTTAAAACAGAAGCCGTTTGGGTCATCGATTTTGCCCTGGCACAAGGACCGGATATGCGCTTTCTGGTTTGCAGGTACGTCCAACGCGGGTGTCGGACCCATCGCGTCGAACGGGAAGCTAGCCTCCAGCGCATCGACCAGCTTAGCTCTGCTGCTGTCGTATACGCGGTCAAAATCGGCGTCATCGATTGACGTAAGTATTGTTCTGATTGTCGCCATCAGTTTGTGCTCGCTAACTGGTTAATGAATTTTGACTGGGTACTGCAGGCCGCTAGAACTGTCTCGACCTGCTGCAACAATTCTGGTGGGAGATGACCAAGGTGCGGTGCAACGCGATCCAGCGCATAAGCGTACTTGGCCGGTCCTTTCACGCCCCTTTCAAATACGTCGACGTAATTCAGAACACATGACTGGTGACCCAGGACACCGTAGCGGGCTAGCTCTGCGGCCGTTATTGTAGCCTCAGCAACTCTGTCCACTCGATGATTCATGTACCTTGGCATGTTTAGAATCTTGCGGTCACGCAACGCCCCAGCGTCGCTTACGGGAATGTCTGCCCACCGCTCTGGGTTGATAAAAAACACGTCTAGGTCGTAGGTATTTGGCGTGATTGTCGAGCCTGCTAGTTCGTAAATGCCTTTGTGTGACTCGTTGTCTATATAGACCGCGCGCCGCGACAGACAGATGTCGAAATCGTCTAGGCGTCTGGCCGACGGCAAGTCCTCGTCAGCAAAAGCGAGCACAACGCCGCCACGAACACACAGCGATGTGTGCTCGGCGTTTGCCAATGCGGTGGCTATCGTGCCCCGAGGGTCCTGTCTGACCACTTTGCAGGTCCAGCCTGGCATCGCATTGATGCTGCTGACGGTGATGGTGGACCACTCGTTGTCAATAACGAGGATTTGTCGGTTCAACATGCGGAACGTCCTCGAATTGTTGAAAGAATTTGTTTATGCGTTGCTGCGCATTCTGGCTTGCGCTGCTTACGAGCCCGCTGCTTTCGCAGCTAACTATTCGTTGCAGGTTTTCCTTGTGACTGCCGCCCTTGAGAAGTGCCCGATAAATGCTGCTGTATGTAAGGCATTTGCCAGATTGGCCAATGGACTCAGGCGAGAACATATGGAACCCACAGCCGCGAGCAATGGCCGCTATGCCCATCTCTGAGTTTGCGCAGCAACCAACAATGTCTGCGCCAGTTAACAGTTCATGCCCGCTCATACGCTTGTCCAGTATGTTCGCGTCGCCATACTCGTTTTTTAAGTGACGAACCAGGCTTACACTTGACAGTGGATGAGGTTTGAATACAGCACCCTGTGCTACCGCTTGCTTGCCCAAGTCCCAATCGAACGCATCATTGATGCAGTTGGTGCCTGGCAAAAACACAACAAAGTCGTGACGCTCAAGCGCAGTACGTAAGCGATATTTGTCACCTGTTTTATTCGCTATTCGTTCAACTAAACCGCGTCCCTCAGCTGTTATTTCTGCGCTTAGCGCATCCATCATCGTCTTCTGCGAGTAGTAAAAATTTGCGGTGCGGATGTAGATGAATGAGCTAAGCATGTCGGTGTACGAGTATCCGTGGATCTCTTTGTCACCGCCCATGTCATACCAAAGGTCGTACTCCAGGTTTGTGTTGTGAGGCGCTCTGTCTGGCAATAATTCTCGTAGGGCAAAAGAATCGCAATCTTCGTGGCGCAGCACGTTACCGCTCTTGTACAGATGCGCTATTTTGTCGCCCAGCACATCGTTTCTGGCTAATGGATCAATCGCCATTTGAGCGTGACTCCAGCTGGTCCTCAATTTCCTGCAATCGGTCTTCGTTGGCGCCAAAGTGCTCAAGCACAATGTCCATCAGCGCCTCCAGGCGCTTGTTAACGAGTTCGAGCTCTGTCTCTAGTTTTCCGTCCATTGGCTCCCATCCCAAAATCTTGCGTTGTGGGCACTGCCGCTGGAAACCTCAGTCTCTGCACCAGTGGCCGTGAGGCGCTCGAAAACCACTGTTGTGGTGGCTCTGCTGGTGGCAGTAGCAAACGTAGTCGTGGTGTTGAATGCGGTCGTGGTCGCCTTGCTTGTGCCTCTACTCGTCGCAAAGGTCGTCGTAGTTGTCCTGCTCGTCCCTGTGGCCAGTGACGTTGCGTAGGTCGTGGTATACGAAGTCGTCGTCGCTTTGCTTGTCCCTCTAGACGTGCCGGTCGCGTAGGACGTTGTCGTTGCTCGGCTGGTTGCAAAAGTCGTGGTCGTTGATTTGCTTGTGTTAAACGTCGTGGTTGTGGTTCGCGAAGTTGCAAATGTCGTCGTTGTGGACTTGGACGTATTGAAAGTGGTCGTTGTGCTTTTTGACGTTGCGTAGGTCGTTGTATAGCTCGTGCTGAACGACGTATTAAAGGTCGTCGTAGTTGATTTGCTGGTCGCGAAGGTAGTCGTGTAGCTCGTGTTGCGCGACGTGTTCCTAGATGTCGTTCTGCTTGTGGCGAACGTCGTAGTCCGACTTACCTGAGTCGGGATCGTTCCCGCTTTTCCGAAGGCTGTATATCGGGTAAAGGTTGTAGTTCTTGACGTGTTAAAACTAGTCGAGAAGCTAGTTGAAAACGATGTGCTTCTTGTCGTTGATTTGCTTGTGTTAAACGTCGTGGTCGTACTTTTGCTTGTGGAGCGCGACGTCGAGCGACTAGTGGTTTTTGACGTGTTAAATGTTGTGGTCGTGCTCTTTGACGTTGCGTAAGTGGTCGTCGTGCTTTTTGACGTATTGAATGTCGTGGTAGTCGAACGGCTAGTCGCAAAAGTTGTGGTCGTGGATCTAGTCGTATTGAACGTCGTTGTCGTGGACCTGCTAGTGGTCGTGTTGAAGTTAGTCGTGTAGCTCGTTGTGGTGCTTTTGCTTGTTCCCCGCGACGTATCGAAAGTGGTCGTCGTGTTGAACGCGGTCGTCGTGTCCCTGCTGGTGTCAAAGGTAGTTGTGAACGACGTAGTTGTAGACCTAGACGTTTGCGTAGCTCTGGTCGTATTCGTGTTAAATGTGGTGGTCGTAGAACGGGACGTCGCATAGATCGCGTTCCAAACTGTAGCCAGTGTTCCGCCGTTGTTTACGACGACGTGATTGACGCTGAACAAAGTGCCCGCGTCGCCGCGAGCAAAGAGTTGACCGTCTTTGTCGATCTCTTTGAGCGTCCCGCTGTCATTGACAAATATCGACATTTTTTTAGCCCGTTACATACCAGACGTGGCCATTTGGATAGCCGGACGCGCTTGATGGTGCTGTGGAAACGATGCTTTGCGTTCCGACATCGCGCGAGTCGATAGTCGCTGCAGCCATCGCTGTGGTGCCGGTCAAGTGCAGATCGACCAGCGAGTCAGTAACTGCTGCGCCTGATCCCGCGCCGTCCAAGTGAACTACCTTTACTGCACCGCTTGGTACTGTGACGTTTGCGCCACTGCCCTGGCTAATTGCAATCGACTGGCCACCTGTCGTGGCGTTCTCAATTACGTAAACCTTGCTGATAGTGTTGGGACCAATCGTTACGGTCCTGGTGGCCGTCAGCGATACGCCACTTGTGACTTTTAGGTACAACGATCTGGCCTCATCGGTTGAGGAGCCATCGTCGGCCAACGTGATTGTTGTGTCGGCATCACTGGCTAGATTTTCAGTGCCGGAACCAAACGCGCTAGCAATATTGGTTATCGTATAATTGAGAAGATCGCCCCACTGATTTGAGTTGGCGCCCGCCTCTTGTAGCCTTAATCGTAGGTCGTTAGTAAATGTGTCAGCCATGTTTGTTTCCTAGTTTCAGGCCGCTCGCGTTGGCTGAGCAGTCCATGTTGTGCCGTCTATGGTTTGTGTTTCCCATTTGAGTCGGCCCGAAGCCGTGACCACGCTTCGCGCAGTTTCGTTTGCAGCGCCAAGAGCAATTCGCTCAGCGTTTGCAGTGACACTGGCCGTCGCTGGCCCAAGCGAGATTGCGTTTGCCTGTTTTTGCGGCGCGATGGCCAGAGCGCCTTGAGCAGCAAGCGCAGCAGCCGCGAGCGCGACTCTCTTCCCGCTTGCCGCAACCGCAGAAGATGAAGCTCCGCTCGCGGCGGCAACGATTGCAATGACTGCAGCGCACGAGCCAGAAGTTGTCGAAGCCCCGGCACCACTCGCATTCTGGACACGAATGCCCGTACAAGTGCCTGTCGCAGACCCCGAAACGGCTGCAGAAGCGCCAGTAGTGAAGTTTGCAGATGCAGTCTTGACGCTCTGTGCAGCCACCACCGCTGTACCGTCTCTAACAATTTCACCGGCGCTTGCACTTGCCGAGCTTGACGAAGCAGATGCCTGGCCAAGTCTAAGGAAACCGCCAAGGGCGCTTGCACCAGACGATGCGCTGCTTGCAGCGCTTGCCGCGAAAGTTGTGACAGCACTGCAGGAAGCCACAGAAGCAGCACTGACAGTTGCCGCACCGAGCTGTATAAGCTCCGCGCTGACGCTGCCAGTAGCAGCAGCCGCGCTCGCAGCTGCAGCATCAATGTAGCTCCACTCACCATACCTGCCTGCGTTCCACCGGCCATTGCCGTAGCCTTGGCTCACCGCTAGTCGAGCGTAATGTCCAAATCACCCGCTGGGATGCGGAAGACATCGCCAACGCCGATGGTCTTATTGGCTGTCAGCGCCGCGTAAGCCAACTGGTTGCCACCCGTAGCCGCGTCACAGACACTCACCGCCACGACTGTGCCGTATGCGGCGGAGGCTGTTGGGAACTCAACTGCAGCTGTGTTTGTTGCCAGGTTTCCTGACGTTGTGAACGCGCAGCTTTGCCGTGCGTATCCACCGCCGGTCACTTCTGTGCCTGCAGAACCATCAGCTGGCGCAACCGTGTAGAGCGCGACGTAAACCGGATTCGGCGACGTGTACGCTGTGTTAGAGAAAGTGTGAGCTAAGAGTTTTGTCTCAAGAAAATCAGTAAAAGCCATAGTTTTATTGCAGCGGAGCTGCCCTCATTCTTACGCTGGACTGCCCCTGCGTTCGTTGGTCGGAGATGGTTAGGTCATCTATGGCTTTCTGGTAAAGCCCAGCCCAAACGCCAAGGCGCTGGTCATCTACCAGATATGGCGCGCTCTGCATGAGCGATCCATAAAGATAGATGTCGGGGTGAGCAGCCAGTAGCCAGTTGCTTGTGTTGGTGTCGCTGAGCGCTGGTATTTTCGCGTAGTAAACAAGCTCGCCGGTGTAACCAATACCGCTAGGTGTTGGGTAAACCTGGATCTCATCGCCTACGTGCGTGAAACATTGCGGCTTACCTGCCGCAACATTCAGCGTTTTTTTGCGATTCATCTCTTCGTTGGTCACATACTCCAGCTGCGTGGCCGGTGTTGTTTCCAGGATGAGACTTACGCTTTGTATCCAGTCCGCTGGGGTCGCACTGTACTCGCTGTCTATTGACGCCTGTGCACGCTCAATCATGTCTCTATGACGAATAGAGCGTTGCATCTGCGCCTCGCCAAGCGAGATGAATGACTTAATTGCCGACGTTAGATCAGAACGATTAAGCCAATCACTTATGGCGCTCTGCAGTTCGTCGTAGGTCGTGATAGCCATCAGATGCGCGAATCCCTTGTGCGAAACGCGCGGTTGTCTGGATCGTTCAGCCATGCGCGCATGGCCTTTTGATCATCAACAATCCCGCGCTGTTTCAGGTCGTAATAGATACTCAGAGGTATCGACGCAACTTTGCTGAACTCACCATGCTTTTGGTGCCGATCTATTTCGTTGCGCGCAACTTTGTTTTGCTCAACGAACGCCGTCACATCCTGCGACTTGGCAATCACAAACTGATCTTGCGAGGCGGTATTACCCGCCTCGAAGATAAAGTCCGTCGTGATACCTGTCTGGGCATCACGGGACAAAGTGCGTCGATTGCTCATTACGAAGTAGTCAGGTCAGCGATGATTCCAAGACCAGCTTCCTGATTCACCTGTAAGCCCGTTTCTTGGATGATCATGAATTTTGTTGCGTCGCCGGTCTTCGCCAACTCTTGGCTGGACATAGGACGTAGCGTTGCAATCTCAATTAGATCGGGGTCAAGCAGGTACGCATCGCGCGAACGACTGAACCTGTTGGGGATAATCGAGATAGATCCAAAATCACTTTGGTAGACATCGGCGGCACCGATTATTTGCGTGGGACCATCGCTGGGCGCCATGTACCGCTGTGCTGCAATACCGGCAAACGCTGAGATCGCTCGCTTATTAAACGCACCGACCATCAGCATGCTGGGAGATCCACCCTCAGTCCAACAAGATTGTACGATGTCCTTTAGCATGGCCTCACTGATGGAGCGCTGGGTTCCATCGGTGCGGGCTGCGTTTACTACGCCAGACGATACGGTCGGATCTGCACCGCCAGTACCCTTGCTGGTGTTAGTCTTGATGAACGCAGACAAAGACGCTGTCTTACGCGCGGTCGTGTTGTTACCAGCAACAGCAGCCTGGTTAACTCCGCACAGGTTCAGTTCTAGGTCACGACGTTGCTCCTTGCCGATTTTCGCCGTCTGGTACGCGATTTCGCTTCGCTTTCCGGCGAGATCTAACGATCCGCCTAAGTTGTCCGCAATAATGAAATCGTTGCGCAGAATTTGCGTATAATTTCCCAAACGACTCGTCGGAGTTGTAGCTGAAAAGCTGGAAACATCATCGCCGTCGATGTGTGCATTCTGTGCAGCTGCAGCAAGTGAGTCCTGTTGCCACTCGTAAAACGTATTAGATACGCTGCGCCGCTTAGTAATATTGGTTACAAAAGGCGTTTCTTCTGGCGCTATGTTCGCTATCAAATTAGATAGGTCTTCACGTAGGCCTACTACGCTATATTTTGTGAAAGTGTTGGTTACGATAGCCATTGGTTTTTACCCTTAAAGCAATTGTTCGATTAATGCCGCCGCGTCATCGAGACGACCTGATTTAGCAAAACGCTGTCTTGCGGCCTTCGTCTTTCGCGCTGTGGGCTTGCTTGTGGGTCGGGAACCTGCCTTTACTGTTCCTGTCTGACGGCCTTGTTTCCTGGCCTTCGAGACTCTGCGCTGACCTTGGTCATAGAGCATCGCTTTGCGAAGCACTTTGATGTGGTCTGCTCGAACGAGTGCACCGATTTCTTCTTCGGCGACACCTTGATCAATCAGGTATTTGCGCAACTCTTCGCGCTGTTTTGCGGCGACATCGGCGTTCTTCCATTCTGGGATAACGTCGGGCAGTCGTTGCACTTCCTGGGTAATCAAGCCGCGCATTTGCTGGTCTTGCTCTTGAGCGTTAGCGAGCTCCACTCTCTGCTGCTCTTGTGCTATCGCCTGCAACTTCGCTTGGCGTTCTTCCTGTTTTTTACGGAACAATCTTTCTGCACGATTAGCCTCTATAGGGTCTTCCTCGTACATCCTGTCAAAGTCAGGTGCCGGTTCATCAAATGCCACCAGCTGCGTTTGCAGGGCGCCCAATAACTGGGTGTACTGCTGCCGCTCCAAGAAAACCGCATCTCTATCGACCTCGAACGCCTTGCGCTCTTCGGCCAGTTGCTGGCTTTTCTTAGTGAATGAT